AGACAATACGCAAGGTTGCGTATTCCCATATCAAATCCTAAGTGAACCTTATTCATTAATAATGTACAGAGCGGTATTCTTTTTAGGCCATTATACTGTCCTTATAAATTCCCACGCCATATCCTCACAAATCTTTGCCCATATCTTATCCTGCATATACAGTTTTTCACGGCTCTTGAGCAATGGGAAGCACGGTAAATAATCATCCAATTCCAACAGTTCGCAAAACTTATACAAAACGTAGGAATACGACAAAAAATTACTTCGTTTCTTTGGGCAATGTTTTACAAAACTAAATTGAATTTCCTTGAACATGAATCGGAGTTTTTCCTCAATTTCACGAGATAACACGGGAGCCGAAATACCGTTCAAACGATTGAGTATGTGTGCTACGTGGTCATAACAGCGATTGAGTTTTAACTTTTTAATAACTTCTTTGAGTTTTGACGCTTTGACCTTACTCATATCAGTGATACGCTCTTTGCGTAATTCTTGTTTTATTAAGTCAAGGGTAGCCGGAGAAATTTCGGTCGTTTCCTTAGCCTGAAATTGTGCTAACCATTCATTTAAGTGATTTATTTTTTTGTAGGCGTAATACGACATTTCGCGTGGAGGATCTTTGTACGATGGTTTTTCAGAATCAATTAGAATACAATCACGATAACCGCATCCAGGACAGTCCAAGAATGTTTCACAGAGCAACATTTCTTGGTCGCAAATTGGACAGTTTCCGTAATTCTCAGAAATGCTAGATGCCATAGATATTTCATTGTGTTGCGAATCAGGATTCAAGGCGTTCAAATACGTTTCAAGCGCCTTATCGCGTTGAAATCCAATATCACTACTGATATCAGATGCCTTAATTGCAGAACGCGGTTTAGCCTCTTCCACTTTTGTATCGGTTTCTGTGGAAAAATAGGAATACACACTGTTGGCGGGAATTCGTCCCTTTTTAAGGAGAGAACTATCCGTCATTCGCTCACCGGTTGCGATGCGTTCCTGCGCATCGGTATAGGAAAAGAGTACACCGCCAACACGTAGAAAATAATCCGATAAATTTTCGCCGGACTCTATCTTTGTTATTTTATCATTGATATCTTTTAGTTCCATTTCAAGTTTATGACGAGTTGTAAGTACCACAATATCGGATGCGTTGTTTATAATTCCTGGGCCATTGAAATCTTTTTCTATAGATTCCAATCGTGATTGAATAGACGCGCGTGCTTTTTTTAGGTCTTCAAGAAGTTCTTTTTCTCGGAACATTTTTTGTACTTGCTGTGTATGGTAAGAATCTAAAGTTTTCGCATTTTCGGTGATTCTGACAGTTTTAGGTGCCACCGGAGTCTCTGTGGCACATAAAAGTTCATTTAGAGAGCCTATGGGTAAGGCCATGTGTATACTGATATAATAGAAGCAAAAAACAGGGTTTAGGCTCTAGAAAGCAAAGTTTAAAATGCGCGGGAAAAAAACTCCCGGACATGCCAAAATTTTTTTCTCATCGCTGGATATAAAACATGGGCTCGGGCGGTTTAATGCAACTCGTCGCATACGGTGCACAAGACATCTACCTGACGGGCAACCCTCAGATAACATTTTTTAAAGTCGTGTACCGTCGCCACACGAACTTCGCCATGGAGGCCATTGAACAAACGTTCAACGGCGCGGCGAACTTCGGCAAGAAGGTACAATGCACGATCTCCCGCAACGGCGATCTCATCCACCGCATCTACCTCCAAGCCACACTCCCCCAAGTAAAGCTTGCGTCCACGGACCCCTCGGGTGCGCAATTCCGCTGGCTCAACTGGGTCGGCCACAACCTCATCAACAACGTATACGTTGAGATTGGTGGCCAACAGATCGACAAGCACTACGGTGACTGGCTCCAGATCTGGAATGAGCTCACGCAAGAGGCGGGCAAGCAAGGCGGCTATGCGGACATGGTTGGCAATGTCCCTCAACTCGTCAATCTCCTCGTCCAAGGCGGTGAGGACTGCGACAGCCCCTGCGCGGCGAACTACCCCCCCAACACGTCGGCCGAGGTTGGTGCGTGCGCGCCCCAATACACGCTCTACGTGCCCCTCCAATTCTGGTTCAACCGCAACCCTGGTCTTGCGCTCCCCCTCATCGCGCTCCAATACCACGAGGTCAAGATCTGGCTCGAGTTCAACCCCCTCTCGGCCCTCTGCTGGTCCAACCAGACGTCCATCATCAACAGCGTCAACTCCACGGGCCTCGTCTCGGCGTCGCTCTATGTTGACTACATCTACCTCGACACGGACGAGCGCCGCCGCTTCGCCCAGGTCTCGCACGAGTACCTGATTGAGCAACTCCAATTCACGGGCGGTGAATCGGTCACGAGCTCGGCGAACAAGATTAAGCTCAACTTCAACCACCCCACGAAGGAGCTTGTCTGGGTTGTCCAACGCGACTCGTTCGTCGCGTGCGATGCGGGCGTCATTGACCCCTACAAGGGCGCCCAGCCCTTCAACTACTCGGACTGGTGGGACCGCTCGGTCCTTGAGTCGGGCTACTCGGTCACGCGTGTCGAGGGCATGGCGGGCAGCAACCCTGTCGTCACGGCCAAGATCCAACTCAACGGCCACGACCGGTTTGACGAGCGTGATGGTCGCTACTTCAACTTGGTCCAACCCTACCAACACCACACGAACATCCCCGCGGTCGGCATCAACGTCTACTCGTTCGCCCTCAAGCCCGAGGAGCACCAACCTTCGGGCACGTGCAACTTCTCGCGCATTGATAACGCGACGCTCTACGTGACGCTCTCCAACAACACGGTTGGCACGTCGCTCACGGCGCAAGTCCGCGTATACGCGGTCAACTACAACGTGCTCCGCATTATGTCGGGCATGGGTGGCCTCGCCTATTCCAATTAGAAACACTTACAACAGTGTTTGTTACTTTTTTACATAACTGATGTATTTATAATACTTGAGTTATACGTCTAAACAGAACTCGCATCAAATTTACAAAATGTCCATCCGCCTCCATATTCCAGGAATTCCCCATTCAATTACGCGCGAAGAATATACAGTGTGTCCGTTTGTCGGCAAAGTGCTTCGTTTTTCACCCATGATGCGAAGCCGAGGATATGAAGTGTATCATTACGGAGTGGAAACATCAGAATCCGGTGCCACCAAGGACATCCAATTATTCACCAAAGATGAATGGAACGCGTTGCGGATCCAAAGTTACAAGGTTCTGTATCCTGAACTATCCAATGAAGCAATACAGGGCAAATTAGAGGACCCAGCCACACCTATTGGTGAGTTAGCCAATTGGGATTTACCGGTATGGACCGTATTTCAGGAACGCTTACGAAACGAAGTGAAAAAGCATTATCGTAGCACAAAAACAGATATTTTTTGCGTACCTGTTGCGAAGTACAGTGCCATTCAAGGACTTAACATGACTGTAGTTGAAACAGGAATAGGATACGCGAATTCTTCGGAAAACCTACGAATTTTTGAGAGCAATGCGTGGCTCCATGCGCATTTAGATAAGGGAAATGGCAACAACTATTGGTTTGTTGTTCCAAATTATTTTGCCACCGATGAATGGCCACTGAGCCTTTCGCCAACACCAAATACTGTAGGATATTTTGGAAGACTTATAGACCAAAAAGGGCTTTACGATATTGTGGCAATGGCCGAGCGAATGCCAACGATTCGGTTTGTACTTTGCGGTCAAGGAAATCCGGCACCTTATATGAAACATCCGAATATTGTATACAAACTACCCATTCGTGGTAAAGAACGAGCCGAATACTTGGGGTCTCTTGTAGCACTCGTTGCGCCTAGTAAATATCCTGAACCATTTTGCGGTGTCGCAGTGGAAGCACAACTGTGTGGAACCCCTGTAATTACAAAAGATTACGGAGCGCAAACGGACACTGTGGAGAATTTTAAAACGGGGCTTCGTTGCCATACATTGGCTGATTATGTGTATGGGATACAGATGGCTATAGATGGTAAATTTGACCGCGCTTATATACGTCAACGTGCTGTTGCCTTGTATGACATGTATCAAGTCGCCAAACAATACGATTACGCATTTAAAACAATTCTGGACTTAGGAAATGCTGGATGGTATAGTAAAGAATCTCATATTCATTTACTCAAGGAGTAACGTGGTCTAAAAAACCATCAATTCTATACCTACAATGGTGCGCATAACTCTTTTCATTCCCTATTATGGTGCTTTTCCAAATTACTTTCAACTGTATTTAAATTCTCTGGCAAAAAATCAAGATGTTCTCACGGTTGTACTCGTTACAGATATAGACCTATCGCCCTATAGTTGCCCACCAAATCTTCGCGTACACCGTTTAACATTTTTGGAACTTCGTCTGAAGTTACAGGCCTTTTTACATAAAACATATAATAAACTACCTTCGTTTGAGTCTGTCTGCCCAAGACCCTATAAACTTTGCGACTTCAAAATAATGTTTCCATTACTATTTTCGGATATAAGTAAAGATACATGGGATACTGAAAATGACTTTGTAGGATGGGGAGATATTGATATTATTTACGGCAAACTGTCGCAATTTGTGAACAAGGAGCCATATAATGTTATTGGAGGTTGGCACGGACATTTCACCGCAATTCAAAACACCGACCTTTTGAAAAATCTCTTTTTACAGATTCCCGATTTGTGTGAATTTTGTTTAATGAAAGAATCAGTGGCTACGGATGAAATTGCTTTTGGGGAACATTTAAAAAAATGTATTGAACAACACAATCTAAAACTTTGTTATTTGAACGCTTCTTTTTGTGATATTGTACCACCAGTCTTTTATGAGATGTTTCGCAATGACCATTCACAATACGTAAAGAACTTTTTTAATGTGAGCTCTATAAAGAAAAATATATCGTTTTTGAAATATGAAAATGGCAGACTAACTACGCGGTACGACGATTTGGAAACAAAAGAAACATCATATGTACATTTACAAAAAATGTCAATGAGTATACATATAGACCTCAATGAAACCGATTTCTATATTACTTCATCGGCATTTCAATCGCACGAACCGATTGAACCTCCCGTTATACCCAACAATCTATTTCTGACGTGGCATACAAAGGATATGCCTCCTAGAATGAAGGAAAATTTAGAACGTATTCAAAATACAAATCTTGATATGAATGTGAGATTTTACGATATGAACGAGTGTAGGGAATTTTTGGCAACCCATTTTCCGCCCGCTATTCTGAATGCATATGATACTCTGAAGCCAATTGCGTATAAAGCCGACTTGTGGCGGTTGTGTATATTGTATATGTATGGAGGTATTTATTTGGACATAAAACTTAGACCGGTGGATTACTTTACATTTTCCTCACTTCTTACACGCGAATATTGGGTTAGCGATGGCGAGTTTAGAGACCATAATAATAACACGTTGAATTCAATATACAACGCCTTAATTGTAAGCAAGGCAAACAATCCAGCGCTTTTGAAAGCGATTCTAACAATTGTATTTCATGTGAGTCGCAGATACAGCGGTTATACTCCGTACGATATTACAGGCCCACAGATGCTATCGTATATTTACAAAACTGCTACAAAGAAAGAACCACTCTATCTATCCCATGTTGGTCCAAAATCCAATGAACGCGTTCTTTTTGGCACAAATGTTATTCTTGATATTTACAAGGAGTATCGTGAGGAAGTTCCTCCAAATGCGAATTATTACCGAGAAATGTGGAAAGCACGCACTGTATATGAAGACAATATTAAACACGATACAGATACAACTGAATGGAGTGAAGAAATGACGCGCGCACTAGATGATATAAAAACCGAATGGTCCGAAAAACACCCACGGATTCGTATACATGTACCGGCAATACCGTATACAATTACAAATTCGGAATTCAGCCACGATGCATTCACTGGACTTGTTCAGAGATTTTCGCCTATGATGCGCAGTGTGATAAATCCAACAACCAACGAACCGGTATATGAAATCTACCATTATGGAGTGGAAACATCCGAATCAGGTGCTGATAGAGATATACAACTGTTTACGAAGGAAGAGTGGCAAAAGTATCGAGTGGAATCGTTACAATTCTTACAACCTTCATTGAGTACGGTGGAAGCAGTGGCAAAATTAAATAATGAAAAGTCTCTTGTTGGTTTTTTGGCAAACTGTAAAACACCTTTATACAAGGAATTTAATAAACGCTTCAAGCATCACCTTATTCAATATTATCGTAAAGCAGACACGGATATTGTAGGATGTGTTTCAGGTCAGTCGTACAATGATTCTTTGAATGATTTCCCAGGAACCGTTATTGAAACAGCAATTGGTTACAAACTGTCCTGTAGAAATTTTCGCATATTTGCTTCGCACGCGTGGTTATCGCACGAACTTGGTACAATGAATAAAGATCCATCCAATTATTGGTTCGTGGTACACCACGGATTCAATGTTGCTGAATTTAAATTTTATAAAGAACCATCCGCAAAACGAAAAATCGGTTACTTGGGACGCGTAATTGGAGGAAAGGGCTGTTTCATAATTGCTGAAATTGCAAAACGGTTTTTGGATGTGGAATTTGTTTTATGTGGCCAAGGCGATCCGTCTCCGTTCCTCACGAGTCCAAATATATCATATCGTGCGCCGATTCACGGTGAAGAACGCTCAGCGTATCTTGGTTCTTTTACGGCAACGCTGTGCCCTACCCAATACTTTGAACCGTTTGGATGTTCGGCCGTAGAATCACAGTTATGTGGCACCCCCGTAATATCCTGTGACACCGGAGGTTATGTAGAAACAGTGGAACAATTTAAATCGGGTCTGCGCTGTCATACATTGGCAGATTATTGTAAGGGTGTAGAGATGGCATTGAATGGATATTTTGACAGAAGTTACATAAGAGACCGCGCAGTTCGTTTATTTGACATGTACGCTGTAGCAAAACAGTACGATTATGTATTCAAATCAATCTTGGATATTTCAAAGCCGGGTAAAAATGGCTGGTATTCGTCGGACTGCCACCTGGCCTTGTAAAAATTTGATACAGCGTTTTACTCCAACATACACGGAAACCCGCCATGAATATCACTACACCGGATGTTATGCTTGACGCTATTTTCCTGATTGTATGTTTTACATTTATAGTAGCAGTAGCACACGGTACAATTTATTTTGGAGAAACCTCGTTCCCAAGCGATGACAATAAACTGGTTATATCGGCGCTCAATCATCGTGTCAAGAATTTGGAACGAGTTATGAAAAAGCGATTGGCAATTGTGGAACGTACTATGAACGTGCTTTTGTATGAAATCCGAGAACTTCAAGTACAACAATATGAAGAGAAAAATATTGTACAGGATTCATTTGATGATGATGATACAGATGACGATGATGATGATACAGATGATGATAATGATGAGGACGAGGAAGAAGTGGAAGAGGAGGAAGAGGACGCAGACGCAGACAAAGACGCAGACAAAGGATATGCAGACGATGAAGGTGAGGAATCAGAGCGATCCGATGAGGCCGTTGTTCCTATTCTTGAAAAAACAGACCAAGTGCCAGCGCAAGAACTTCGTTTCCGAGGAAAAGAGCATTAGACCCGCGAACATTTTAAACTGGCACTTTGTGCCAGTTTAAAATGTTCGCGGGTCTAATAAGTATTGGTTTTTTGGTTTTCTGGTTTTTTGGTTTTCTGGTTTTTTGGTTTTTTGGTTTTCT